ACAGACTCCACCTACTGGTATTGTTAAACTACAATACGCATTAGATAAGATTAGCTTCACACATGACAACGGTGTGAATGCTGACTTAGCTACACTGATGCTTTACAAACTATACATGAATGGAAGTGTGACTACACTCAATGGAGTAAAGTGCATCGGCACTGTTAAACCGTGGAACTGTGAAGCTCCTGCTCCATTATTCGTAGTAGGTAACAATCTACTCGAAATAACAGTTACACCCAATTCGACTGATGGCGAAAGTCAAAAGTCCACACAACTCGTAGTATTCTATGGCGTAAGTCAGAAAGAAATAATCACAAATACTGAGTCGCAGTCTGTCATTAAGTGTCGTCCAGGGTCGTATGAAATGCTGCGATTCACAGATGCCACTAAGATAATGCCAGCAGTAAACGCGACTACTAAGCATGTGACTTCCATGTTCGCTACGTCTAACGCGGTGTATGCAATCCTCTGCACTTTGTTAGAACCTGGAACGTAACATGAAGGCAGAAGTAAACGTTCACATTCATCACCACACGGTTGATACTGAACGTATTGAACGTCAGTTGTCAACTATCATCACAACCCTAGCTAGAATGGAGCAGACAATGGCGAAGTCCAAGGAAGTTCAGGAAATGGAAGATGCGGTTACTACCGCTCTCAACGATATCACCACCGATATTCAGACCCTGCTCACACGTAGCACTGGTCTGAGTGATGAAGATAAGGCGGCACTTGCTGATATTGCCACTAAGGCAAAGGCTGTGGCTGCAATCTTCGATAGTGGTAGCACGCCGGTCTAGTCTCACCTAGGCTGTCTAGTCCATTCAGCATTAGACAGGTGGGGGTGATATCTATGGGAGTAGGTGTCACCCCCATTATTAGGCTCACTATAGTCCAGCTACAGGAGAGTTATGGGAAACACATATGAACAGGTGACGGACGAAGCAACGACTGATGCTTTTGTCGTTGTTAAGAAAGCAACAGTCAACGATTCATGGACTGTTCATCCATCAGTCTATCCAACAGAAGCCGCTGCTACACAGGCTGCGCAGGCATTAGTTGGTAATCCTGATAATTACGCTAAGGCACGAGTAATGCTTCCCGAGGGTGCATTATTCAAGGACGTAGAGTAATCACTAGCAATGGCATTTGATAAAGGCTTCTGGAAGCCAAATACTAAACAAGACCCATTCCTCGCAGTTCCTAATTCCGTATTCGAGGCATTCTACGGTGGGGGCGCAGGTTCTGGTAAGTCTGATGTATTACTAGTATACGGCACTTGTAGGCGGTGGCATGAGAACCCTAGATTCAAACAGGTTTTCATGCGCCGCACTTATCCAGAACTTAAATCAGAAATCATTCCCCGTTCGCGGGAATTATATACAAAACTAGGAGCTACATTTAATAAAACTGATATGTGCTGGACATTTCCACGTCCAGACGAAATAGGAGGTTCTGGTGCAAGAACTGGAGCTAATATCTTCCTGGGTCATTGTGAGAACGAAGATGACGTTCACAAATATGACTCGATGGAAATTAATCTTTATACTCCTGACGAATTAACTTCCTACACCGAATACATCTACATCTATATTGCCTTCACTCGTGTTCGCACATCTGACCCAACTTTACCCGCTATTGTCCGTGCCGCTGGAATGCCAGGAGGTATTGGACATACATTTGTAAAGAAGCGTTTCGTTTCACCATATCCCGAAGGTGGAGTAATCATTGAGGGTAAAGGTGGAATTAAACGTATATACATTCATGCAACTGTAGCCGATAACCCTCATGCTGACCCAGAATACGCTAAGAGATTAGATGGTATTCCGTCGGAGGCTGAGCGTAAGGCTAAGAAGTTTGGTGATTGGGATGCTTACCAAGGTCAAGTATTTGATGAGTTTCGTGACCATAAATTTCCCGACGAACCTGATAACGCCTTACACGTGGTGGAACCGTTTGAGATTCCAACATGGTGGCCGAAGTTTATCGTAATAGATTGGGGATTCGCTGCGATGGCATACGTTGCCTTCTACGCAGTATCACCCAATAAGCGTCTTTACTTATATCGAGAGTTTGGATGGCTCAAGACTAAGATTGAAGAATGGGCACCTGTTGTTAAAGACTACTGTGAGCGCGAGGAACCTAAAGTAGTTAAGGTATGTCAATCCGCGGGGCAACAACGTGGACAAGACCATACAATTCAACAGCAGATTGAAACAGCACTCGGACGACAGGTCGAGTTATCAAATAATTCACCTGGGTCTAGAGTTGCCGGAAAGATGCTACTACATGAATATTTCCGATGGAAACCAAAGCAGGTCATTCCATCGAATGAGATGCCAATTTATAACGAAGAACGAGCTATGTGGCTGCTTCGTAACAGAGGACTCAATGACTATAAAAACTACTTAGCACTATTCGACCCACCAGAACCTGAGACTAACATTCCTAAGTTTCAGATATTCAGGTGCGAGGAAGGGGGTGTTAATAATCATGAAGGGCATCCTAATTGTTGCCCAATGATGATTGAATCTATTAAGGCTTGTAACTACGATAAGCCAAAGAATGATGTCCCTGCTGAAGATGTCAAGGAATTCAATGGTGATGACCCATACGATAACGCTCGCTATGCGGTGGACACTGCTGAAAGATATTTCGATGAGGCATCAGAGGAATTCAAGAAAGTTCAAAAGGAAGCTGCAATAATCGCGAGGCTGAACGCTACGCAGGATTGGACAGCTTTCTATCGTAATATGCGAACTATTGAAACTGCTGAAACACCACACATGATTAAGCGGTTTCATGGGAGACGATAATGTTTCTGATTAATTGGATTAGAGAGTGGAAACAAATGAAACGGGACTATGCTCCTGTAGTTCCCGAAGTTCACTGTGAGAACTGTGATACCTTACGTATCCAGGTTGAACAGTTAAGACTTGATAACAAGACACTACTCAATAGACTATTGGATAAGCCCATAGAACGTGAGCCGGCTTCTCCCGAAACTTTCCAACCTATTAGAACTTCTGCTTCACGTCATACTCCTTGGAGTGTAAGGAGACAAATGTTAGAGACAGAAGATAGAGAGAAAGCTAAACTACTTAAGAATGCACCAAAGCCTGCTGACGCAGTTAGCGACGAAGAAGTTGCAGATTTAGAACGTGAGGTTGGTGTTGCCGCAAAAGAGCGAGAATCCCAAGCCTCGTAAACAAGATATGCCATCTACCAGTATCCTGCAAAGGGTATTCGGTGGACCTATGTCTGAATCTACTGCTAAAGAATGGCCTGCACTAGAAGCCTCAATGGCTGGTAGACAGAATGAAATGCCTGTGGAATCTGCTAAGTTAGGCAGAGTAATGCCAATGGGTAGACTATCTAAACTAATGTATCCCGATGCATATGCTGTGACTGGTCCTATGGGAACTGTCGCTATGAATCGGGAACTAATTGAAAAGGATAAACAGAATATTGATGATGTATTAACTCATGAACTTGCGCATGTTGGACAAGGTAGCAGGGGTTTCATGCGGAAGTTCTATGAACCTAACAAAGTTGAAGATGAAGCTGTCAACCGTGAGGCTTTACGCAACGTTAGGCGTGAGGATATACGTCTCCCTGATAATGGTCAGATTGACCCTACTATCGCTGAGCGTAGCCGCAAACCTATTAGAAAAAACTCTAAGCCGAAGGTCGAACCGGGATTATTACAACGAATATTTGGACGGGAAGAAATGATGCCGCCCGAAAACATTACTGGCCCTAGAGGTTAACTTGGGTAAAGAGTATAGTCCGCAAGTTCAAACCTGGCTAAAGTCTATCGCAGATGGCTGCGGTAAAGAGGATATAGCTATACGTGAACGTCAGCTAAGAAAGTGGCGTAGGCTAAAGCTATTCTGGGAGAACTTTACTCAAGTTTGGTATTCTGAAGTAGCGCATGACTGGCGCATTTGGGATAACGAACAAGCTGCTGGTAATAATGACCAGGAATACTACGATAAGCAAATGAATGTATTCCGGGCTTACCTGGAATCCATCATCGCTGCACTATCTGTTACCGTTCCTCCTGTTAAATGTTATCCGGATGATGCTGAGGATACTCTGGACTTAGCTACGGCTAGGACTGGAGATAAGATTGCCCAATTAATTTATCGTCACAACGATGTCCCACTACTATGGTTACATTCACTTTTCATTTATTGCACTGAAGGTGCAATGTTCTACTATAACTACACTAAGAAAGATTCCAAGTATGGAACCTACAAAGAAAAGAAACATGAGGACACAGTAGAGAACCACGAATATACCGTCTGCTCTCAGTGCGGCTTCCAGATGGATGACCGTATTATGGGAGAAGATGAGGAAATGAAGGATACCGAATACGCAGAGTTTATGCCTGATGAGGGCGACGTTGCTGTTCGTGCTATTCTTGGGAACAGTCCCGAAAAAGATTTATGTCCATCTTGTATGCAATTGATGGACCCTGAGTTAAAGCAGGAATCGTTTACTGTTACTAGATTAGTTGGTGAAACTGAACAGGCTAAGAGCCGCGTATGCTTAGAAGCGTATGGTGGCTTAAATGTCAAGGTTTCCAACTTTGCTAGGAAACAAGAAGAATGCATGTATCTTATCTATGCCTTTGAGGAAGATTACACAAAGGCGATGGATAAGTATGAAGGTATCCGAAGCAATGATAAGATTGCTAAGGAAATGGCTAAGACCACTTCTAGTCCTGGTGGATATGACCAGTATGAACAGTGGGCTAGACTCTCTCCACAATATCAGGGTGCATATCCTGAGAACGTTGTAACTACTAAACATTGTTGGATTCGTCCTGAGCGTTTTCATATCCTTGGTGACGTGGATGCATTTGATGAACTTAAAGAACTATTTCCATTTGGAGTAAAGGTAACTCTTGTCAATGACGAATATGCGTGTGCAGAACCCGAGGCTATGGACGACTGTTGGACTCTTATTTATAACCCACTGTCTGACTTCGTTTACTTTGACCCTCTTGGTATGCTACTTACCAGTGTTCAAGAGATTACTAATGATATTATTTCCCTTACTCTCCAAACTATGGAACATGGTGTCGGTCAGACGTTTGCTGACCCTGCGGTATTAAATTTCAAGGCATACGAGCAAACAGAAGTTACACCTGGTGGTGTATTCCCTGCTACTGCTAAGTCTGGCAAAACGTTGGCAGAAGGTTTTCACGAGATGAAAACTGCCACGTTATCAGCAGAGGTTATGCCTTTCGCTAATCAGATTCAGTCATTAGGACAGTTGTGCTCCGCTGCACAGCCATCTATTTTCGGGGGACAGTTACAAGGTAGTGAGACTGCATCTGAATATTCAATGAGTCGCTCGCAGGCATTACAGCGACTTCAGAATGTTTGGAAAATGTTAACAATGGGATGGAAAAATGTTTTTGGTAAGGCCATTCCAATGTATATTAAAATCGTTCAAGAAGATGAACGAGATGTGCAGAGAACTAAGGATGGCAACTTTATCAACACTTACATTCGGAAAGCCGAACTCGAAGGTAAGATTGGTAAGATTGAATTAGAAGCCAATGAGAATTTGCCTATGACGTGGGGGCAGATTCGTGACACCGTTATGCAATTACTTAATGGTGGCAATCCTGAAATTTTGGCGATTCTTGGCGCTCCTGAGAATCTCCCATTCATTCGCGAGGCTATTGGGTTAACAGACTTCTATGTTCCCGGTGAAGATGAGATTGAAGCTACCTATGATGATATCAAGGCGCTTCTCAATTCTGAACCAATAGAAATGCCTCCTGACCCAATGATGGAACAGCAAGCTATGATGGCTGGTATGCCACCGCCTCCCCCTGTGGAGCAGCCTGCTATTCAGCCTGACCCTGATGTAGATACTCCTGAATTACGATTCAGAATTCTTAAAGGCTGGTTACAATCTGAAGCCGGACGTATGGCAAAGGTTGATAATCAGATGGGGTATAAGAACGTCCTTTTGTATGCTAAGTCATACAAAATGATGATGATGCCCCCACCAATGCTAGGTCCTGGCGGTGAAGGTGCTGCGCCACCAGAGAAACCCAATAAGTCAAGAACTGCACCCATAAAGGGAGAAGGCGATGTTAAAACTGTGGCGTAGCATTCAATTTCCACTATACAGTCCTGACGACTTAGGTGGCACAGGGGGTGGTGATAAAGAAAGTATCATTGACTTCCTTGGAGCCGATGATGACAAAGAACCAGAGGTTATCGAACTTAAGCCGGAAAAGTCTGTTAAGGAAACTGAGAAAGCTGGAGATGATACGCCTCCAGAATCTGATGATGACGAAGATACTGAGAAGGACGATAAGGATGATGACGAGGACGAGGAATTAGACGAACTCGAATCATTAGAAGATGAATTAGAAGGACCAACTGATGAACAGTTGGAATTAGTTACTCCTGTTCGTAGACAGGAAATTCTCAAGAAGTATCCGAAACTTTTCAAGGATTTTCCTTATCTTGAAAAGGCTTACTATCGTGAGCAGCAATTCACCGAATTGTTACCTACTATTGATGATGCTAAAGAAGCTGTTGAAGCTAAGAAAACACTTGACAACTTCGAGAGTGATATTCTCCAAGGAAATACTCAGAAACTATTGCAGGCAGTCCAGAAGGGTAATAAAGCTGGATTCAATAAACTGGTTAATAACTATTTGCCTAATCTCAGAGCAGTTGATGAGAAGGCATACTTCCACGTAATTAGTAATGTCGTTAAGCATACGGTTGCTGCTATGTATGGTGATGGCAAAGAAAACGATAACGAGGATTTACAGAACGCAGCCATTGCGTTAAATAAATTCGTATTTGGAACTACTAAATATACTCCTGCTCAGAATCTTGATGATTCAGATGCAAATGGTCAGGGTGATAAGAAGTCCCAGGAATTAGCAGAGAAGGAACGTCGCTTTAACGAGCAGCGTTTAACTACTGCGCGTGGAGAACTTAAAGGTAAGGTTGATAATGTTCTGAAGAATACTGTTCTTCAGCATATCGACCCTAAGAGTTCAATGTCAGACTATGTTAAGAAGAATGCGTCACGCGATGCATTAGAAACTCTTAACACTCTGATTGAACGTGATACAAGATTCAAGGTTCTTGTCGATAAGCTGTGGCAACGCGCTGCCGAGAAGAACTACGATAAAACCTCGACTGATGCAGTTAGGTCTGCTATTCTCTCAAAGGCTAAAACACTGTTGCCCGCAGTCATTAAACGGGCCCGAAATGAAGCCTTGAAGGGAATTGGCAAAAGAGTCAAAGATGACTCTGAAGATAAAGATGATTCTGATAAGAATCCAAAGGCAACCATTAGGAAATCCGAGTCCTCAGAAGTTAAGCCTCGGACTGGTAAAATTAAGAGTGCGAAAGATATTCCTGCTGGAATGTCATCGCTGGAATTCCTTAACTCTGACTAGTCCTCACGGATTAGTAAGGAGACACAGTGGCAGTTGTTGAATCACAAGTCACAGCCTTAGAGCTGGAAAAGGTGATTCCCAAGATTCGCGTATTGTTCGAGCGCGATGATAAGTTCTACGCTAACATCAAGAAGCGTGACGTAGAAGTTATCTCGAATCGACAGATGCGCGTTCCATTGGAACTGCGTCCCGGTGGTAGTTTCCAGTATTTCGACCCTAACGGGGGCGACCTGGGA